TATGTGATGAGATAGAAGCAGCCATGATCCCACCACCAGAGTTCCTACAAGATCCTGAATGGTCCGATGAGTACAAATCATAATAAATATTTTATAAACCTTAATAACAAAATCCTGATGAAAGAATTAGAAATCGAAATCGAAAAGCCCCATTACAGAGAGCCAGTCATAGGTGACATACCTACACCAGTCCAGGACTTACTCCTATACCGGATATCTAGGCACGGTAATATCAGCCTTAATCCCATAGTCATGCCTATCATTCTTAATTAATCAATAAACACAAACCCATGCAAAATTTTAAAATTTTAGGAATTCCTACAACAAAAGGAGAGTTAATAAAACTCATAGAATCCTTTCCAGATGACACATCATTTGGATTTAGAAACATGCCAATACTAGAATTAGTGGAAACTACTGATGATGATGATGTCACATATCTATCATTTCAGTATACAAAAGATGATGAAATTGATACATTAGAAAATCCTATAGAATTGGAACCTGTATTAGCAAAAATTAATCATGTAAATGATTTAGGCATTTCATCTTGGCATGAAGTAATATTTTATTTTCAAGGATGGCAATCATATAGTGGCAGCAATACATTTAATGATGGTGAAAAAGTTGTTAATTGGAAATATTGTAAAGATATATTTTAACCTTCTACTATAAACCTTTCACCAATAAAAAGCGCCATCTCCAAAAAGATAGGCGCTTTTTTTATTTAAACCTTCCACCTTAAACATTACACTATAAAAAAATCTGCCCTTTATTTAAATATTACAAAAAACTGTTAATTATAATTTACAGATTCTTTTACGCATAGATAGACCTTTGTATTGCATAAAATACAAATGGGATTTTTAGACCTTTTTAAAAGACCGAGCAATGTAAAACAAAAAGAAGCCGTACCTTCTACACAGAATGGTACTGCTACCAATGTATCTTATGGTCCATCGGGAGCATCTATATCCGACATGGTCAATGGTGGATCAGTCACCAAAGTATCTCATCCAGATGAAGCCATGAAAATGGCAGAGTATTACAACTCTATCAATAAAGTAAGTAATACCATCGCTACTATATCACGTAATTGGTATAGCAATGATGGCAGCGATGTATCTAAGAAGCTATCAGGTGCAGACTATGATCAGGTCAATCTTTGGAAAAACATGATGTATCCAGGGTTGGTACCTAGCAAAGTCATAAAAACATGGGTGTCCAATTATCTCAAAGGTGGGAATGGCTACCTTATCCAAAAGCGTGATCCACGTACACTACGTACAGTAGCATATATCAATCGTAAATGGAATCAGATGTATCCGTTTTATGATATCGATGGGAACATTTGGTATTATGATTATGTCACAAAGAAAGCTCACTACTGGCTAGATGTACTACACCTAGCAGACATCACAGATGATGCCTTAATAGGCAAAACAAAAGTAAGTCATCAAGCCGAGACATTAGGAAGATCAAAGGCTGCCAATACATTTTTAAACAAATACTTTGGCAAAAATCTATTCTTAGGAGGATGGATAGGATACCCTATAGAAGCTGATGTAGATGATGCAACAGCAGAAAAGATAGAAAAACAAATGAAAGAAAGTTACGGTGGTGTAGACAAATACAGCTCCGTAGCCATCATCACAGCAGGTGGAGAGCTTCACCAGCTCAAAACAGATATACCGTTATCCGACTCAAATTACATAGAAAATGAGATACGTACATCAGACCAGATAAAAGGATTCTTTTGTATACCAGCAAAGATCGAGACAGACACAGAGATCAATATGTACTACAATGATGCCATCATGCCAATTGTAAAGATGATAGAAGAGGAAGTAGCGCTCAAAGTCCCTGCCACAGATGAGATAGGTATGAAGTACTTAAAATTTGAAGTGGACTCCATACTCAGAGCCGCACCAGAGACAAAGATCAATGTACTAGCAAAAGCCATAGACAAAGGACTCATGACGATCAATGAAGGTCGTAACAAGATGGAGCTTGCACCTATAGAAGGTGGAGACCAGACACTCGTCATGGCAAATAACCTAGTCCCATTGAGTGAATTAAAAGATTTTGTAGATTCAAAAATGAAATAATGTCAGGAATAATACTCGAAAAACCATCCATACTAGGTAGACAAGCAGATGACAGTCTCGTAGATAGACAGCATCTATTTGTGATCAGTGATGAGTCACAAGATAGTTATGATACAGTATTTAAGGCATCATCATGGGACCTTACCCACAGGATGAAAGGTAAGAAGCGAGTCACCTACGGACACCCATCTGTAGCGTCACTAGAGCCTGACCACATCATAGGTATAGGTGATGAGAGACTGGAAGGAAATAGCCTACTTAGTGTACTCACGCTAGAGCCTGAGACACTAGGCAATCGCATAGCAAATGCCGTACATGGCAAGTTAGGATTTGGCAGTCTCACAGATGCATCTATACGCGCACGTGTCACAGATGGCCGCATGGGTGATGAGACATTGGGTGAAGATCCTACCCTATTTTATTTCACAAGATCGATACTCATAGACTGGGGCGTAGTCATGGAAGGTAGCAACCCGAATGCAGTAAAGCAAAGATCAGACCTAGCAGACTTTATAAAAACCAAAGTACCTACAAAGTACCAACGAGAGATACAGTTTCTCCGAGCCTTACACACTAGGTATTATCAGATGTAAACATTTTTTATTCACCATAAATTTTTCAGATAATGAAAACATTGCAGGAGCTTTTAGCCCTAAAACAAAGAAATGCCGAGCGGCTAATGGCCCTGATGGCAATACTCGAAGGCAGCACTTCAGTAGCAGCGAGAGCGCTGACTGATGATGAGAATGCCGAGATCACCACTATCCGTAATGGTGCCGCAGCACTAGATGAACAAATCAGAAATGCTGAGTTCTTAAAAGCTCAAGCCGCAGAAAATGCAGCAAGACAATTTGAGAGCAGAGCGCCACTAGGACTTGATCCTGGTACTGGCAATCGTCTTACACCAGAAGATAAGGTAGAGAAAAGATTCTCATTATCTAGAGCGGTGAAGCAACTTGTAAACAAATCTGCCCTTAATGGTGCTGAAGCTGAAGCTGATGCAATAGGTAGAGCAGAGGCAGCAGCTTGTGGACATACTACAGAAGGTGGTTTGTACCTAAGATCTGCATCTCCATACGTAGTAAGGGGATCGGACGCAGCTACAGCCCTAAAAGCTGCCAATCTTATAGGCACTACTCAGATGCCTACCATGGATGGATACAAAGCACATCTACCATTCGAAGGTATGGGCGCTACTGTCATGAGAAACCTAGAAGGTGTGCAGAATCTTAATGTAAGTGACTTACTTGCTACAGCTGCATACGTGTCAGAAGCTGGTACTGTACCAGAGATCGATCCGAACATCAGAAAAGGAGTATTAACACCACGTCAAGTGTGTGCTTATATTAGTGCTACAATGTTGCTTCAGGCATCTGTAGGTCCTGAAATAGAAGCCATCATGTGGAAAAACTTAGAGCAAGCTGAAGGCGTAGCAGTATCACAAGCCATCATCAATGGTACTACACCACAGGGTATCCTTGGTAATACTAATGTACCAAACTTAGATCTTGCTGCATCAGGTGCAATCACATTTGCAAAAATGCTAGAGCTTAAAAATAGCCCGGGCAAAAACAATGCAAGATTTATCGAAGGTCCAAGAGGTTGGGTGACAAATGAAAATGTAAGAGGTCAACTCGAAGCACTTCAGCATGGTACATCAGGTAGATTTGTATGGGATTATGAGAAACCAGACATGCTGATGGGATACAAAGCGGATACTACCACATTGGTACCATCCAATACTGGTGTAGGTACAGACGAAAGTGCAATCATCTTCGGTATCTGGGCAAATCTTTTTGTGGCTAACTGGTCATTCAAGAGACTTGTCATAGATGAAGTCACTGTAAAAGGTAAGACACTCCTTAACTGGTACTCATTCTGGGATCACGTAGTAGCGTCTCCAAAAGCATTTGCGAAGTGTAGAAATATCATCGCACCGTAAGCAACTTTAATCATCAACACTCTACAGAGTGGCATCCGTGTCACTCTGTAGATATTTCTTAATCATATATTCTAAACAAAATTTATCATGAGTGATACAAAAGAATTCGTAAAAGTAAAATTGGTAGAAGATACCTATGATGCATACAAGATTGCAGGACAATTAGGTAGCGTCCATGAAGTCTCTAAAGAACTCGCTGACAAGATGGTAGCATCTAGACACGCAGAGATCGTAAAAGAAGACAAAAAATAACTAGATGCTGCTCACAGGAACATCCACAGAAACATTCACCGACTCATGTTGCGATCTCGTATCATGGGAAACATTGAAGTCTCACCTTCGTAGGAATGATGATGCTGATAAGTCATTATTGCTTATCTACCTATGTGGTGCTGTGAGTTACTGTGAGCAGTATCTTAACCGGTGTCTTGCTTACAAGGTAGTAAAGATGTACTACCAGTACGAATGTACTAAGACTTATTACGATCTACAAGTTAGATTCCCATTCGACCCATCGGACACATCAGGCATCACCGTATCTGTCACAGATGCAGATGGTGCAGAGACCACAGTATCAGTCACACAGCCTATAGGCACGGACATCATCAGAGTGTATCAGGAAGATCTTCCTGATGACTGGATCATGATATGTGTAGAATATACACCCGCAGTATATGAGCTACGCAATGCCGTAGTGCCTGCCATACTCATGAAGTGTGGTGAGATCGATACCAATAGAGAAGATGGTCCCACTCCCAAAATCAGTAGTATTAATTCAATCCTAAACAAACACCGAGTAAAACGTCACGCGTAATGGAGGACACAATCATAAACGTAATACAAACCATAGGACTTCCCATAGCACTTATAGTTTACTATCTTATAGTGGAGAGACCTAGACAAGAAGCCAGAGAAGATCAAAACAGCGCTAGATATGACACGCTAGTAGACAAATTGGTAAGTGGTCAAAAAGACTGTGCCGAAAAGATGGAAAGCGCACTAGAAGAACATAACGAATACATCAAGCGATTGATCAATATTTTTGAAAAACATTAAAGATGAAAGTCATAATTAGCATCATCATAAATTTATTTATTGCAGATATCAAACGTTTAGTTTCGTATCCAGAGCTACCTATCAAAGAATCATTTTTTAATCCTTCTAGAAAGGACATAACAGACTGTACGCAGGAAAATATTTATCACCTAGGTAGACCATTTGACCCTGGCTGAGTTCCATCCATCCACCGATAATGATAATAGATCACCGATCACCACATCACCTATCACAATATAATAATGTCAGTACAATACAGTAGCAATTTTGGTAAAGTAAAGCGGTCGCTAGTCAATGGCGAAGCTGCTGCCATCATTGCTCCAGTAGTACCTGATCTTACAGACAAGATAAAGGCAGCCACGCCTACACTCACAGGAGAGACACGAGAAAGTATCAAAAATGTGCAACATTCCAAATTCGGATGGACCATATATACGGATCTTGAGAAAGCCATCTTTATAGAGTTTGGTACTGAAGATACTCCGACCTTCGGAATGTTCAGAAGATCTTTTGATCAGAATGCAGTCAAATATGCAAAACAATTAGAACAAGCATTTAAATCACACATAGAGACAAATGCGAAGTAAAATAAAAATCACAGATCTCCGTGACCGTGTCACACTATACTCCATCACAGGATATAATGATGCAGTCACCGGAGCACCGAAGCGAACATTTGACACCGTAGGAAAGCAGATCTATGCAAAAGTGCGTAGAGCCATAGGCAGCGATCCTACAGCAGCAGATAAAACAAAGGTTGTGTCTAATTTTGAGATCATGGTCCGTATAGACACGATCACCTACAAGGTAGAAGATAAGATCGTCTATGATGGATTTACACTGTACATAAAGGACATCAAGCAAGTAGATATATGGTATCAGACTTTAATATGTTACGATGAATATTAATGACCATATACTCAATATATTCCGTACCGAGATGGCATCTACCTACTGGTTCAAATCACCTACACCAGGTACTGGCACCTATGCAGTGCTAGATATCATAAGTGAATTGGGTAGTATGAGCAAAGATATAGCCACATCCCCAAATATACCACAGAAGCTGAGACTGCAATGCAAGGTATATAGCAGTGACCCGACACAATCACGAGCCAATACTGAAGCACTCCAGAATCTGATCCGTACCACTGTAAATAATGGTGCCACAGGTGTAGAATGGATACATGCTCAGGACGATAGAGGGATACAAGGTGGATTTGACCCAAGGTCAGAGAGATTTTATTACGTAATCGATTTTTTCATTTGGTACAAAACATACTTAGTATAATGCCAAAACACATACACATACTCAGAGAGAATAGATTTAACATTCCGATAGGTACCGGACTCATCTCCAATGATGAAGCCAATGCCATGCTAGCAGAAGGCGACGCCATAGAAATACAAGAGACACCACTACCACAGACACAGGAAGCACCACCTACGATCATAGTACAACAATCAGAGCCAAAGCCCAAAACGACGACCATAAAAAGAAATAGAAAACAAGGTCCCATGAAAACCAAATTTTCTAATTCTAAAATTAAAAAGTCATGACACCAGGTTATGTATTAGGACACAATCTAAGAGTATATGTAGGATCAGCTGGCGTAGGTCATGCGGACTCCTGTAGTTTTTCATACGATGTAGATACCAAGGAGCTTTCAGACAAGGATGTAGATCCAGAGTCCCTATCTCCATCTGCAGTAGCGCTCACACTCGGTAAAAAAAGAGTGACTCTAACATCATCAGGATTTGTGTATGAGTCAGCAGATGGTACAGTAGCAGCAGTAGGTGGATACAAAACACAACTACTCAATCTACACAATGGTACACTCATCACATGGAAATATACCACCGATGCAGCAGGTGATACTGTAGTATCAGGTAGTGGATATATCACTAAGTTCTCATCCAATGGTGACGATGGTAGTGAAGCCAAATATACAATAGAAATAAAATCTACAGGCACTATCACGGTAGCAGCTGTAGCATAAGCGTACATGGGATTTTGTTTTTCAGAGGTAGGGGCTGTTTGCCTTCAGTCCCTACCATCTTTCAGATGATATCCATTTATTTTTAAAAACCAATAATAAAACCTTAGAAACATGTCAGAAGTAAATTTTAAAGATCCACATGTAGTGATATCGGGAGTACCGTATCCTGTAAAGTTTGGATTTCAGTCATATGCTGTTTATGGTGATCGCGGCAATTTAATTGAAGATTTAGAAAGTCCTACTAAAAGAGCATCAGCTCTTATAGAGTTGTATTATTCAGGTATCGTAGCAGGATGCGAACGTAATAATGTACCTGCACCCACAAAAAATGAGTTCATGCATGCTCTAGATGATCAGCCTGAACTTTTTAAACAAATGCAAAAGGCACATCAAGAATCTACTAAGGTAAAAAAGTAGATGAGCTGTGTGCCTATGCCGGTATACCACCACAAGGCAAAGACTCCGACATCACCACAGCTCAGATAAATGCATACGTCGAAGCAGAGAATGACCGTAGAAAGTTCTACACGGATCTTGCACAGTATGTAGTGTATTTTGTAGTGCATGGTCCACGTTTTGACAAGGGAGTACCCATTGCGGAGATTGACCCTACACTTTTTATGGATGATTTGAGAAAGCAAGCACGTAGCAAAGCACAAGCCAATCCTGCATCACAAAAAGAGCTGTCAGATGCACGTAAAAAAGAGATCAGAGAGAAGATGGATAAGATGCAGTATAAGGAATACCATCAAAAGCAAAACAAAAAAAAGTAAATAACACATGGCTACAGTAGCTTCACTCCAGATAAAAATAGGTGCCGATGTATCAGCCGCGATAAACGGTCTGACAAAAGCGCAATTTGCAGCTGATCAGGTGAAAGAAGCATACATAGAAGCCAATGCTGCCACTGTAGCAGGTGGATTTGTGATAGCAGGATGGGCGCAAAATTTCAGTACTGCCATCAATCAGGTCCAATCACAACTAGAAAAGATAGATACTACAAATCTTGACAAAGAGTCAAAAGAAAACGTATCATCACTCCAAAACATGGTCCAAGGTGCTGAGGACGTAGCAGACAGAGTAGGCACGATGGCCGCAGCATTCTCAGGTGCTCAGGCTATAGCTGGTCCTGCACTTGCTGGTATTGCTTCATTGTTTCCTGCACTCGGTGCATCTATCGCGGCGCTTGCTGGTCCTATAGGATTGGCTGTGGGACTTGCTGCAGCACTAGCAGCCGGATACATAGCTAATGAGAGCGCCATCAGACAAAACATATCTGCCAATCAGGAACTTAATAATTCCATCAATACAGAGATAGCCCAGGCAGGTACCATGATATCTGTACTGAAAAATGGAAACCTTACCTATGACAAACGTAATGAACTCATAGGTGAGATCAATGATAAGTACGGCACCACT